CGATGCCCTTTGAGACGCCTTGTTTAAATTCTTTCACGATATCTTTACCAGCTTTTATAGCCGCACCTGCGCCAAGTTTATCTGCACCACTTTCAATAGCATCTTTAAACTGCTCAAGCTTATCGCCGCGTTCTCCAGGCGCAAGACCATAATCCTTGGCTGTCTGAATTTCAGTTTCAAGCATCTGCAGTTCTAGTTGAATCATCGTCGGATACTTTTCAGTATCACCGGGTTGGCTAGCAAAGAACGATGGCAACCCGGCAGGAGCATAGTTAACTGATACACTCTTAATCAGACACTTTTTAAATTTGATAAGACCATCTCCCCATGGCATCAGTTTGATATCTACCATAGGAGGATATTGAAGTGCTGCAGTACCGGTAGTACTATACGATGGCAACGAATTCTTTTTAATCTCGTTAATGATTGCTTTAAGATTTTTGCTTTCTTGCACATTTCGTGGAGCAAACGTCCATTGGAATGTGTGGGTTCTCAGATCGACACCAGAAAAGATTGCTTGTAAGTGTGGGTTTGGAACTGCGCCTAATGATTGGCCGAGTGCATCAGCGGCGCTACCTTCAAACTTCTGTGCTAATGTAGCATACAAAATAGCAAATTCACCGCCTGCGCTCTCGCCGGCACCTCTAAGCAGATCTGTGCCAAGATCTGCTAAACCGCCTGCAAGACCGCCCTGAGCTTTTTGGTTAACATCAAGATCAAAGTTTTCTTTAAGATCACGTGGAATCGGAAGTTGAATAGTCCTGAATCTTTTGAAGAGTGCTTGCATCTGAGGACTTGGACGCTCATAGCTTTGAAAGTCCATGGACATATAGTAATGGCCCATTTGATCTGGGAACTGCATTACCAATGATTGTGTAATATCTGTGCTGTTAATTTTTTGTACGGCATCTAGAGTGGTTTCAGCTTCACCTGCAAGAAGACGGTTTTCAATCTCTTTAGGAGATGCACGGTTTTGTTCTGACGTAGCGGTCTTGAAGAAATCATCAGATCTACCATTCGAGAACGCATCACCGAATCTAGCAGACAACTGACCTGCAATAGCATCAGAAAGACCAACTTTCTTTAAGCCTTTTGCAAAAGCATCTTCTACGGCGTTCTCAAGTTTTTGCTCGACCTTGTTGACTACATTATCAATCAACCGATTACCGATACCGCCAAGATCTTTTTTGAAACTTTTAATGTTAAGATTAATAAGGGCCATTGGCTTCTCTTTACTGAATGTTCATTTCTATTTATAAATAGAAAATGGCATATAAAGGAAAGTTTCAACCGAGAAACCCTCAAAAGTATCTTGGTGATCCGACAAATATTATCTACAGAAGTAGGTGGGAACTAAAATTCATGGGGTGGTTAGATAGTCATCCTGGTGTAGTGCAATGGGGAAGTGAAGAACTAATCATTCCCTATAGGTCTCCTATTGACGGCAGAATCCATAGATACTTCCCTGACTTTACTGTCAAGAAGAAAACACCTGATGGCAAGATAGACACCGTTATTATAGAGATTAAACCAAAGGCCCAGACCAAACCTCCGACGGTTCAGAGCGGCAAACCGAATAAAAGGTATATCAATGAGGTCGCCACGTGGGGGATAAATAGTAGCAAATGGGAAGCTGCAACTAACTATTGCAAAGATCGAGGATGGAAGTTCGAGATCTTAACAGAAATTGAATTAGGAATCACGTTTTAATGGCAACAGTGTTTGATACCATCATTACACAAGGTGTTCGCTCCGGACAGATACCTGCCCGTACGCAGGAAGCACGTGATTGGTTTCGTGACACTGCGCAAAAAATCTCACGTATAAACGAACGTGAACTTATGAGAGGCGATCAGTCAAGACTGCAGTCAAGACTAATCATCGGCCAGATGTACATGTTCTACTATGATCCTAAATGGAAAGACGAGCTTGCATATTATGACCGGTTTCCATTGGTCTTTCCGTTTCGTAAAGTGCCAGGTGGATTCTATGGTTTGAACCTACACTACCTTCCGCCACAGCTTCGTGCAAGACTGATGGATGGTCTATACGATTATGCAAACAATACACGTTATGACGAGTCTACCAAGATTAAGATGAACTATTCGTTGCTGCAATCGGTATCGAAGTTAAAGTTCTTTGAACCATGCGTAAAGCATTATCTTGATGACCATGTACGTTCTAGGTTCATGTATGTTTACCCGTCTGAATGGGACGTTGCTTTGTTCTTGCCAACGGAACGCTTTGTCAAACAGACCAAGACTCAGGTATGGAGTCAATCAAAGAAGATGTTAGGGGTTAGAAAGTAATGGCACTGCGCGGCACAAATTCAAACGAAGAGATTTTGAAAACAAAGCAATTCAATCCGGCCAAAACAATAGACACATACAAAACTGAGAAGTATGGTGACGCAGCCTCAAAAGAATTTGTTAAATGGGCAAGGTCTGATAAAGGGCGTGCAGCCATTGCAGATGAAGCTCAAAGAATCAGTGGTGGCCGCCGATTCAACCAGGCATCGTTACAAGCCAAAGCAGCATCTAATTTAAGATCTACGTTTGAAGAAACTTATAAAAACGAGAGATTCAAACAAGATAGTAATAAACCGGCAACTTCCGGAACTGGTAAGCGTGCGCAAAGCAAAACATCTGGTACGCCAATACCACAAACTAAGTTTCCTGAACCGAGCAACAAAGAACTTGAACCTAGCAATGCAGGTATTACAAACAAAGAAAACAGGATCGAAACAACTGGTACTGCACAGACACAAGTTTTTAACATCAATAGCTTTCTTACAGAAGTTATTAATAACGACGTATTACCGTCTCACTCGTATCTTGTAACGTTTGCTCCATTTAGAGATGGTTACGATGAAAACAAACCACTAACTAAGTTTGTAACAAATAAGAGAAGCAATCTTATTATGAGATGCGAAAGCATCATTCTTCCTACACCATCATTGTTAGAAGAAGAAAACATTCGTAGATACGGATATGGGCCAGTTGAAAAGATTCCTTACGGAGTCCAATTCAGCGATGTTGCAATGACATGGTTGGTTGATAGCAACTCAGAGATTATTGACTTCATGCACCAGTGGATGAATACAATTGTCATGCATGATTCGCCTGGTGCAAATATGGCGCAGACATCACAAAAACGTGATAATCTTAATAACTATAGGCCATTTGAAGTCGGATATAAAGATGGATATACCAATCCTATTGTCAGGGTTTATGTGTACAACAGACAACAACAAACAGTGACAGAATATGAGATGTTTGATGTATTCCCAATGAATATCCAATCAATGAATCTTGCATGGTCAGACGAGAACCAGCTTCAGAAGCTAACTGTCAATTTTGCGTACACAAACATGAGAGTGTCGGCTCCTCGTATAGTAAAAGATCCGGCCAAGTATGATAACCTTGAAGCCTTACTCAGTCCATATGAAGAAAGAAGACAGCCAACCGATAAGGGTGGTGCTGCAGCCGCGGATGCCACAGGTTCACCAACCGGCGAATCATTGCAATCTACCGCAAATGCGTCAAAACCAAATGCAACAGAATCTAAACAGACTGCACCTACTGGTGTAGTTGTATCACCTAATTCACCACAGAATAGAGTTCTTGGTCCTTAACATAATGGAGTATTATAATGCCTTTACCAAAAATTGATCAGCCGTTATTTGATATGGTTATCCCTTCATCAGGGAAGAAGATTACATTCAGACCCTTCCTTGTCAAAGAAGAGAAGATCCTTCTAATTGCACAACAGAGTGGCAATGATAGTGAAATTATCAGAGCTATTAAACAGATCTTGAACAACTGTATCCAAGACGATCTGGATCTAGATACATTAGCTATCTTTGATCTGGAATACGCCTTCCTTAAGTTGCGTGCAAAGTCTGTAAACAATGTTGTAAAACTTGCTTATCGTGATACTGAAGACGATGAAGTGTACAACTTTGACCTAGATCTTGATACTATCGAGATTGAGATGCCAAAAGGAATCAATTCAAAGATTGAAATCACTGAAGATGTAGGCATGACAATGAAGTACCCATCTGCATCGATTACCGATAGCATGGGCGATTTTGATAACGAAGTCGACTTAATGACATTCTTTATCATCAACTGTATCGATACGATCTATGATGAAGACAATGTTTATATAGCATATGAATTCAGTGAAGAAGAGATCTCAGAGTTCTTGGATGGACTTGATGTTAAAACATTCGAAAAGATTCGTGAGTTCTTTGAGAACGTACCACGTTTGTATCACAAGATTGAATACAAAAACAAGGTTGGCAGTCAGCGATCAATTGAACTGACGAGTCTCAAAGATTTTTTTATGTGGGGCTGAGTCACACCACTTTAGCAAGATACTATTCAATGGTATTTTCTTTGGCTCAGCACCATAAATATTCAATGAATGAAATCGAAGGTTTGATACCATATGAGAGAGATCTCTATGTTGATATGTTATTGGAGTTCTTAGAACAACAGAAGCAAGAGATAGAGAGTAGAAGAACGTAATGCTTGGACAGGTTGCAGCTAAGTTAGGATTGAAAGCCGTAGGAGCGGCTGGAAGCGCTTTATATGGTGCTGCAGGTGCTGTAGCTAAAACCGGTCAGGCATTCGGCATGGCCGGTAAAGCCCTTGCTGGCGCATCAGACGGCGATTCAAAACAAGATACGCAACCTTCTAATGTAATTGTCGGTAACTTTGGAATGGCTGGATCTGCCGGCCGGCAGAGAGTTACCGGCAGTGGTACATTACCGGCACCCAAAGCCGCAGCTAAACCTCAGGTATCTGCAAAGATGCCAACCAAGGAACTATTAGATACGGTACTAAAGTATCTAACATCGATCGATAAAACACTCAAATCACAGATTGAATTTGATAGACGTGCTTTGCAGGAGCAGACACAAGCCGAACGTGAAGCAATCATTGAAAGTAAACCAACGGTTACATTTAGTGATATCAAAAATCGGTTATCCGGCTTGAAGTCTGATGTTAAGGACAATGTAAGTACAGCAGCTACAATTGCTAAGTTTGCTTTAATTCTTGGCGGTGCTGCTGCTCTTATTGCCAATGCAATGGATCAGAAAGAACTTGATGCATTAAAAGAAAACGTAGACCAGTTCAAGAAGACATTTGGTTGGTTAGGTGAACTTGGATCTATGATCCCAGCAGGCGGAATCTTAGGATTCTTGTTTGGAGGTAAAGGTCTCAAGGGAAGACTGATAGGTGGTCTAGTCGGCATTCTTGCTGAAGCTGTAGCAACAAGCATATTTAATAAAACAACTGGCGAAGGCGGTACTGGAGATAACACTGCCATAAATGCTGCGGCACTTGGCGGCATGGGATATCTTGGTTATCGAGGTGTTAAAGCAGGCATCGGTCTTTCACGAAGTGTATCTGCTATTGGCAGCGCTAGGGCAGGGATGCAAGCAAGTGGTAGTTTTGCCGCCAGACGTGCTGCGGTTCGTACTGTAGCTGCAGATTCTGCAAAAACTGGATTAGCATTCCTTAAAGGACCGATGTGGAAACGGTTCTTAGCATTCCTTATAGCACGTGGCAAAAAAGAACTAGTTAGAAAAATACAACAACGGATAGCTATTAGTTTAGCAACAGGTGCATTGGCTGCAACTGGCGTTGGTGCTGCATTTGGCGCAATCGGATTCTTATTGAATCTTGGATTTAGTTTGTATTTGATGTATGAAGTGTATCAACTTTGGCAACAATTTACTGCAAGCGATGCAGCCGATAAGGCCGGCGTCGGTGATGCTGAAATAGCAAAAGAAATTAACGCGCCGGATGCTACTAAGGTAACAGCGGCTTCATTGGCATCAACGGCTATTAGTAAATCCGAAACTGGTAGACCTGAAGAAGCTCAAGCATTCTTTGAAAACAAAGGATGGACAAAAGAGCAGGCGGCCGGAATCGTAGGTAACCTGGTTGTAGAATCTCGTCTTAAAACAGATGCTATAGGCGACGGCGGCCAAGCATATGGTATTGCTCAGTGGCATCCTGATCGACAGGCTAAATTCCAACAAGTTTATGGTAAAGATATTCGCCAATCGTCTTTTGCTGAACAATTAGAGTTTGTTAATTGGGAATTAAACAATTCTGAGAAAGCTGCTGGCAACGCGCTCAGAGAAGCTACAACCGCAGATCAAGCTGCAGCTATTGTAGATAAAAAATATGAGCGATCTGCCGGTTTACATTTGTCCGAACGCATTTCAAATGCAAATGCTATAATGGCCGGAGATTATGGTAAACTATCAACCGGTGGTGCTTCTGGTTATAGTTCAAGTACATCAGCAGATACTAGTAGTATAGCTGGAATGGCTGCAGCCGGAGCCGGTAAGATGGGCGAAATGTTTGGCATGCTTGGGTCGGCTATAGTTAGACCGGGTATTAAACGTGATACGTTTACTCCTAGTACACCAAATACATCAGAACGTATTAACAATGAGTCGACTAAACTTCAAAATGATATCACATTTGGTATCAAGAAAGAAAAGAGAAAAGACAATATCACTATGCCAGCAATTTCTGCAGGCACTCCACGCGGTGTGAGTCTTGTAAAATCTGTGTCTAGTATGGATCCTAACTATGGCAACATCAATGTGCTGTCAAAATACCTATCTCATTTTAGGCTAGCAGAATGACCCCAGTAACAATCGGCGATCAGAAGTTTATCAAAGATTCTGATAAGGGATGGATTGATTCTAAAACAAAACAGCCGGCAGACAAAGGTCTTATCCGGCTGTTAGATAGTTTGGTCGTCAATGAACCGGCCTTAAAAAGACTGCGTTCTAAAATTGATAGAAATGTAGAACCAATATCGTTTGGCGGTCAGAAGTTTGTTTACGATGTCAACCAAGGATGGATTGACGAGAAAACAAAGATACCAGTACCGCCAAGTCTTCAACGTACTTTGAGTAATTTAGTTCCACGATTTGGCACAAATGACAGTAGCGATATTGACCTCACAGCTGGATTTGGAATTGCCGGCACTGCCGGTTTGCAACAAACTAAAACAAAGACACCAAGACAAAAAACTGGTAGTGGAACATTAGTATATACTAATATTAATAAGCCTATGGTAAAAATGATAGGCACTCTGGCATCTATGGATATGCTGTTAAAGCAGCGGCTGGATAATCAAAAGTTTATTGCTCAGAATGACTTACTGTCTGCTCGTGAATCTCAAATAGAAGGCGGCAGCCAAGCAACACAATTACAAACCATCAAACCAGATGCTGAAAAAGTAAATGGTTCGGCAGCCGGTGCACTTGCAATTGGCGGATTGCTTTTACTAACGCTGGATCCTGTACAGGAAGCCATAAAGAGTATTGTCAGCGGTGTTGTAGAGACCGGCAAATTTATTACCGGCGTTGTGTCAACTATAAACAAAGCATTCACATTCTTGTTCAGCAGTGTAGGAACAGATCCTACTGCCATAGAATCACAACCTAGTGCAACACCACAACCGCAATCAGGCGTCACACCTGCGCCTGAGAGTGGCATGGCGGAAACAACTGCTGATGCAGAACCAGTTACGTCAGAAGAAAAGCCATCTTTCACGGCAGCAGTCTCTGCAGGTGCAGCCACTGGAGCCGTTGTTGGTGCTGTTGTTCCAAGAGTCGGTATGGTTGCCGGTGCTGTAGTAGGTGGCGCAATAGCTGCTGTTAAACATGTATCTTCCGGCGGATCATCAAGCAGTTCTAGCAGTGCAACTCCACAAGCGGCACCGGTTGCTTCAGGCGGTTCTGCGCCTACTGCAGTTTCACAAGCGACACAGTCTGCTCCAGTCGGTTCTGCACCAGATGCAAAGGCAGAAACCAAGGATGCACAACCTGCTGCAACCGGCGAAATTCCTAAGAACAATATCGTAGCTCTTGGAAATTACTTAATAGCCAAAGGTGCAGATAGAAGCAAAATGCAACACTCTGCATTTGGTCCTGTAGGTGAGCATAGTAAGAACTCTAGACACTACCGTAACATGGCAATCGATGTTAACTTCTCAGGTCCTGATGAAGCAGTTAAACTTGATGCATTAGAACCACAACTACGAGCGGCCGGATATAATACTATTTGGAGAAAGCCAGGACATTATACCCACATGCACGTGTCCACGGGCGGGCCAGAAGGCGGTGGCGGTTCATCAATGGGTGATTCACACACGTTTATGCAAGTAGCAGCCGACACTGCAAATGCAGGCGCCGGTAAGTTGGGTGAATTGTTTGGTATGCTTGGTTCGGCTATTATCAAGCCAGGTGTTCCAAGAGATAAGGAAGACTATTCAAAGGCAATCACGGCAGCTGCTGTACAAACAAATACAGAGACTGCTGTAGCCAAAACACCGAAGCCATTGCCAAAGTTATCAGCACCTAAGCCGGCAAATATTAATAAGTCTGGTACAGGGGCAACACAAAATGCTGCTACGACTGCAGACAAAGATGGTGTCTATTATTATCTAAGACGCTTTGGATTTCAGGAGCTAAGTACACCGGTTAAACCGGCTGTAACTGTATAAAAAAGAAGAGGGGAACCTTGCGATCCCCCTCTTCCCTCCAATCAATCTTCGGAAGCAAGCTTACTGAAGAACGCAAGATCATCGTCATCATCATCGACTGCCGTAGCAGCGGCAACAGCTGGAGCAGCTGCAGCCTGGAAGACTGGGGCCGGAGCCTTGTACTCTTCCTCGTCAAGTTCAACACCACGGACCTTAGCCGGAGCATTCAGGACCAGAACATTGTTGAGACGGGTCTTTAGTTCGTCATATGACTTGAAGTGCTTCGGATCCACGAGCTCCTGAAGAGAATGCTCCTGCTTCCAAATAGCTTCAAGCTTGTCGTCATCATCGAACAGTGGTGCGGGAGAGTCGAATTCTGACTTATCGTAGTTGGGATAGCCCTCAACCTTACGAATCTTAAGCTTGAAGTTTGCACCCGACCAAAGATCGAAGGGATTCGTTGGCTGTTCGTCTGCGAACGATGGGTTCATCAGATCGTTCAGCTTATCAAAGATCTTCTTACCGTACTTGTACAGGAAGACCTTACCTTCGTTTTCAGGATTAGCTGGATCCTTGACAACAAGAATGTTGCTGTAATACGCCAGACGGCGCTTTTGTTTACGTGCAATTTCCTTGTCGGAATCAAGACCAGTATTCCAGAGGGTGCTGTTCATTTCACCTACAGGATCGTCCTTACCGAGAGTCGTGAGTGACTTCTCAATGTACCATAGGCCAGTTGGTCCCTGGAAACCATGGTCCCAGATCTTGACGAATGGAAGGTCTTCACCTTCAGGTGCGGGGAGAAAGCGAATAACTGCGTAACCGTTGCCTGCCTTATCTGTGGCACACTTCCAGAGTTTGTCGTCTCCGGTACGGTCGAATGTGGTATTCTGCTTGGCAAGTTCCTTAGTGAGCTTGTCGAAAGACGAAGTCGAGGAACGCTTGAGGTCTGCGAATGACATATATTTTCTCCTAGTATGTCGTTGTATTACGTTATTTTACGATTTGTGTTTTACCGAGAGGTACAATGCACCACCATCCCATGGCATGAAAGGAATATCCATATATTCGATATCATGCTCAGTGAACAGAGGAACAAATGTCTCGGTGATGTATTTATCATTGTCAACACCAAAGATGTGGTTAGAATATGCAATTAACCAATTTTTTGTGTTGCCAATGCGCCCCATGATTTCATCACGGAGATCAAGAGGCATTTCGGTGAATGACCATGTACCGATCATAAGATCAGCATCTACAAGGTCATTCACATCAGAGGTGTGCACGATATTGGTATGACCCAACTGGTCGTGATACCACTTCTGAATCTGACCGACTTCTTTAAAGTCGTAGATAATGTACTTACCCTTGAAACCAAGCTTATAAACGATATCGGCCATATCACCGATTCCGCCACCCAGTTCAACGATAGTATCTAGTTTGCTAAGTTCTTCAGGTCCCCATCCGTTCAGGATCAGGTGAGCCATATGCTGGATACGGTTCATCGTTGTAGGGAAGTCTTCGAACATGCTAAAGTGTTGGAAGTCTGCATCGCCATTATAACCGATCATGACTTCACGGAGTGCTTCACGAACAGTCTCACTGGCCTTAGCAGCCAAGAGTACCGGACCGATGTAGTCTGTGAAGCGAGCACGAGTCATGAAAGGAACTGACATCGTTGATGCCCAGACCTTGAAACGTTCCATAGGAAGGTGTTCAATATCTGTAGCAAATACCTCACACATTGTCGACCAGTAGTTACCATCGTTGATCTGCTTGGCGCGGATCATCTTATCATGGTTTTCCTTGGTGCAGGCAATCGGTGCCTGCATGGTCATGCGAGGATCTTCCTGTTTTGGAAGGGAACTATATGTAAAAAACTCACTCATTCATCACCCATAAATTTATCTTTCAGGATCTTCCTACACTTGAACATATCATAGTGGAAGAAAGGCTTGTACTTCATGCACTTCTTATATATCGTAGGCCACAGAACACCGTCTTCAACCTTTTTATTCCAATGATTGAAGAAGCCGAGCAAATCATTCAGGATGATTATTGTCTCGATACTTATTTCACGGCGCAGATATTGTTTAAGAAGGTAGGGATGCTGCCCATTTTTTACTATAACATTATCATCGAATTTTGTACACAGTTTATTTAGGTCTTGCTCAAATATATATGTAAGTGATTGTTGGCGTTTCAGCCAACTTGCATAGACCTTTTCAGAGTCATCATTAAATAGATCTCCTACCCACTTAAGATCACCATCAACAAAGTTGGCAACCAAGTACTGTAAAGGATCTTTATGTTTGGAGAGTTTGTAGTACTGGTACTTATCTTTGCGAGTCTCAAACGACTGTTGAGATGCATTGACTTTGCCGTTGTACTTGATATAGTCGTATGATGTGGTGAAATGACTTTTGACTGCCATGAAAGTCTTATAGCTCTCAAATGGTGTCATTCGGTCCAGAATCCATCTTCATCGGTATAACCGAATTTTTGAAGCAGTGCAGCTGCTTCCTCAGGGCCATTGCCTTCAAGCAATCCATAGATTGCATACGCAAGTTGATCTGCCTGATCACCAAGTTCACCCACGAACTTTAATGATGTTTCCACCATTTTCATATATGGATCTTCACTCATATTGGCAGATGTGCCCGCTTAGGAAGGAAGTTAAGATCCTCACATTCAGATTGAAGCTTCGACTTGATACGTATGTTATTACGGATAATCATAGCCGCTGCTTCAATCTCAACGTTGTTCGTCTCACAATAATGGACGACGGCATCTAAATAATCTATATTTCCTCTAGTAACAAGAGATTCAATGTCCTTGATAAACTTCTCAGTCGTCAAGGCTTTCTCAAAGATAACGTCGTCCACCATAATTCATCCTCTATAAAAAATATGTGCACCGATTTTGGTGGTGCGATCAAATACTCTACCCCATGACGGACTTACGTAGTCAGCGTGGTAGAACTTCGCTCCTTTAGTTACGTCGCCATAGTTACCTATGTAAACGTTTTCTGCGATTTGCTTGGCTTTGCGATATGCTGACATATCGGCGATTCGCTTTCCTCCCTCACATTTCCATGAAAATTGGCATACGCGCGCAGTTCTCTGATTGATAACTCCACATGGTGTGCTAGGGAATCTTTTATCTTTCGCACGGTTCAACACAACATTGTTGACCGCAATCCTACCTTTGTAGGGTTCATGACCTGCTTCGAAGTATGTATTCTCGGCCATGCATTGGATTTGTTTTTTGTCGTATGCGCTCAGATAAACTGGCTTGTTTACGATCTTTTCTTTTTCGATTACCTTGACTTCAGGTACCTTGATGATCTTGACTTCAGGAACCTTGGTTGGCATTGCAACTGCTGCTGTTGTAGCAAGAGCAAGTCCAAGACAGAATCCTTCAGCCCAGCGAAGGTACGGGAAATCTTTTCTATTTTCGAAAAGTTTCATTTAATCCTCTTTTTGTCAAATGACTTTGACAATGAAGACGAAGCTACCAGAGTGTCTCAACCCTTTATCGTCATCAATGCTATTAGAAGATACAAAATGAAATAACGAAGGTGTATCTTCCATCCATTTCCCTCTTACTGGAAATGCAAAATCATTAGTTGTTTTCGTCGGTGGCATCCGGATGATGCCGCTTTCTAGCCATCTAAGACTTGAAGTTTTGTAAGAGTCAATGGAGGATTTCAACCTCCGCATACTAATATTTATACCAGTTGTCATATCAACCCGTAGCACCGGCAGTGCAACTGGTAGCAAATTGGCCCGTTCTGTTCCAAGGTGGAGCCATACCCGTGTAGATCATGCCGCTAGGCGGATATCTGCAAAGCTATCGTTATCGTTAGCATTTATGTTTAATGGCACTTTGCCAAGCAATCAGTCTCGAACCGCCCTATTACACGAAAATCGAATTCCATGGTCACCCCCATCATAGACACTCTGGCTAGAGAGTACCTGCGATTCCAAACTCTGCCTATTCTATTGCCCGGATTTCAGCAATAGTAATCGAAACTTTTATTAGCCGGTGTGTATTCGGCCCAGAGTATCTATGGTGGAGGTGCGGGGAGTCGAACCCCGGTCTTTCCGCCTTTATTGTTGATTGTCAACAACTGATATACTATATATACAATGTTTTGACTTAATTGTACACAACTATTTTAGCACCAAGATTGTTTTGCATCACCAAAGTATTCACGTGCAAAACCATTCTTGATGAGCAAAGCACGAAGGCTCATGCCGTCAAGAAGGATATCTCCAAGAACACGGCCACCAAACTTGTCCCAATCATATAGAACAACCTGATGCTTTTTCGTAGCCTTAATTACGTCTTTTGTAAAGACAGAAGCCTGTTCACCACGGACCTTCTCACTCTCACACTTGCCACGGAAACCTTTTTCTGGAGTGTCAACACCAAAGATTCTAACACCAAGTTCAGGCTTTAGCGGAGCTGGAAGATATGGTGCAGCAACAACAATTGTATCACCGTCAACGGCACGGACAATAGTCGTGTCATAGGTAACACCGACTGGTGTCTTCTGAGCAATAGCTGGAGTAGCCAGCATTACGAGTGCTAATGCAATAAAATTCTTCATATGTTTTCCTTAATTACAGGTAGTTTGCCAGTAGACGTATCGCTCACCACGATGCCATTCTACAATTTGTTCGCGAACACAATATCGTTTGTCGATACGGTGATCTGGTGGATAGTAACGGTTGTCATACTCTTGATCTTGTTCTCTGCGTTCTTTGCGCTCAGAGGAAAGAACACCTACAACAACACCGCCAATGATTGCACCACAAAGCCAACCACAACCGCTTTTACGGCGTTCCTGTTGACTGTGATCTCTATCTCGTTTGCGGTGTTCGGCAAAAGCCGGTGTTGTAATCAACATGCTAGTAACAAGAGCAGATGCAATAAACTTTTTCATATTAGAACTCCCCACCAATATCAGCAAACATGACTCGCTTGCGCGGATCACCTGATGTGATGCAGCGAGTTAATATAAGAGCTTCTTTATAATTCTTTGTATGAAATCTTACCGGAAAGATGATTTCATCATCCTCAGTTTCTAAAGACATTCCTACAAAGTAAGTACCGTTTTCTTCTACCATAAACTTATTTATTCTCGGCAGATTTTTCCTTCTTGAGCTTCTCACGCTTGCGATCACCGAGCCAGAAGAGACCAAAGAACGGTCCGATGATAATTACGGCAGTGAGTACGAGCGGCCACAGCAGAGATCCTATAAAGACCATCCAAAATATACCAAGCTTTTCATCGACATCGATATCGAGTCTACCGCTTACATACGAACCAATTGCAATAAACAAAAGAGCAAAAATTAACCATAACCAAAACATATTACTTCTCCTCTACTGTATTCCATTTAAAATGATTGCGAGCATAGACGATAGCAAGTGCAATGCTCATCGGAATCAATCCCCAAGTTTGGCTAGCAATAATCCATGTCACCCACAGGACTTGATTGCCGAGGCCAACCAGCCATGCAGACTGGTTGTTATTGCCTGCGAGCAACGTCATCCATATGGTGACACACGACATGAGCCATGGCAGATACGTTACGATCATGCTGCGTCTGCAAACTCAACAGCGGTTTCCAATGCACGAGTCTTGAGACCCTTGTTGTAGCCGTACCAGGCTGACTGGAGGCGCGTATCAGCGCTGCGGCCGATGACGTGGTCAGTCATGAAGGTGACGGCGTTGAATGCCTGCCACCAGGTACCTTCGGCATACTCTGCACCAGGCTGTTGGTCGATGATGTTGAGAGCGATCTCAGCATTCTTGCTGATTTCCTTCTTGGCACCAGACACAGGGAAGACACGCTTGAAGTAATCAACAACGTTCTCATCGTTGAAACGCTTCGAACCGAGGTAAGCTGCCATTTCCTTGTAGGACTGGAGCTTTTCTTTGGCGATGCCAAGAGTTTCCTTGACAGCATCACCGTCGAACTGGTTGCGGTGAGATACCTTGACAACCTGACTGGAGTTCTGCGAGAGCGACAGAGTCAGTGTGTTGTTGCACACAACGCGGATCGGAGTGAACCGAACATCGATTGACGAACCATACTTATGAGGGTTCGTGAAGAGCAGGTAGGAATCAACCTGATCGCCTTTGAAGAGTTCAAAGGAATCCTTGATCTTAGCCAGAGCCCATACAATCTGGCCGTCACGAAGTGAACCGGCAGTGTGCATTTCCATTTCACCAGCAGCGATGAAGTCGTTGAAGAACTCGAAAGCATCAGAGTTCTGATTAGGTACCCAGTCATTCGTGATGACATCAAGTACGCTATTGTCACGGTCACGGACCAGAGCCGAACGACCGATGTCGACCTGCTTGCCGTCAATCGTAGCAAATGCAGGAACCGGAGTAACCTTCCAGTCAAGGTTTGCAGCCTTGAGCATCTGGTCAGGAGTCAGGTCATTCGAGACCTTCGTGCCAAGACCGTGCCAAGGAAGGTCACCTGCCCAAGCCATCGAAGCCTGACCGTCAATCATTTCAATCATATGTGCCATAATATATATTCCTTCAGTTTCAAATTAGATTAGATAGACAAAGCTGTACGTTGATACTTGATTTCACGCATAAACTGATTAGTAGTTGCTTCGCTGAAATCAAAACCGTTGCATTCCATTTCGTCTTGAATGCGGAGTGCATCATCAAGGCTGATTTCAAGGATCTTAGCAATCTCACGTGTGTAAATGTTCATAACAATCTCCTTAGCTTATTATTCATACTACCAAAGTTTTGATAATTTGTACACAGTTATTTTAAAAATTATGCATTATTTTCATCAAGAACCATGAGCGTACCGAGACCGAACATGCCGAGGCCGAAACCTGCCTGCAAGATCGTGCGAAGCAAACCAGCTTCTTCAGGAACACACATTGTAATCAGACCAGCAATCATAAGAGCGTAAGGCATAATAATCTCCATTCGTTATTATTCATACTACGATATTTTAGAAATAATGTACACAGTTATTTTCAAAATTATGCAAATTGTTTTTCGTAGTCGTTACGGTCAGCTTCGGCATTCCAGTCACGGATACCTTGTTCGGCAGCTGCGGCCAGGATGATCTGGTCCATGATAGGTTCTACCTTCTCGTGGATAGCATTCCAGTTAAACCGTTTGCCGAGACGCATGGAAGTCATACCAAATTTAAAGATACCACGGATTTCAGCTGCACGATTGCAACCACCGTTGTTGAAGATATCGTAATAGGCATTAGAAGCCTTACGGAATTTATCAAGAGCCTTATTCTGTTTGCCCTTAACTTCACCCATAACCGGGACCAGTGGACGTAGTTGTTCAGCCAGGTTCTGATAGGTGCCGTTGCTGTTCCAGTAAGTGTTCGTCATAATCTAATTCCTTATTACAATTAAAACTTAATAGCGGTTTTAAAGTCCATATCGATACGCCGTGTTGCTTTGAACCGGTTCCGGATAGCATCAGCTTTGGCTGACTTGAGGCTGCGATACGTATCCCATACAGATCCGTCATCTTTTGCCATAACCCAAGTTGTACTGCGGGAGTAACGTAGTTTGTATCTGAAGATATTCATTATATAATCCTATTCACATTTGGTATTACCATTATATACAGTTTTGGATTAATGTACACAACTATTTTGCGTTGGTAGCAATCCAGTGGTCACGAAACTCTTCAAAGAGGTAGAAACATTCGGCTGCTTCGATGACATCATCACCGTTGCAGATTGGCCATTCGTCGTCGGCATTCTCAGTGATGTATACCATATACTGTTCGTACATGTTATCATGGGTTTCAAAGAGTTCGTCAAATTGTTCGTCAGTCATAATATAATTCCTAGTTGTTATTAGAGGTAGTTTTCGGTTTTGAATTGGTTGAGGATTTCGGGAGTGGTGAAAGTGATGGAAATTTCGGGATTTCCGGATGGGGTATTAGTGTTATAGTTAATGTTAGTGATGTGTGGATAGTATGGTGTGAGGGTTTCGAAGATGTTGTGGTTATAATCGAAATCGAATGTGATAGTGTTAGTCAATGTTTTTCTCCTTATCTTACTATACCAACCTACTATCTTTTCGAAATAATGTACATAAAAAAGTGAAAAAAAATGCGGCCGAAACCGCATTTTCTTATTGGTGGTGATAGGCTCGACAGAGAGCCGCTGCTTTATCAAGGTACTCTCGAGGCTTGACGATAAAGACCTGAGGAAACTGTTCCTCCTCAACAGCAATGATGATGACACATTGTTTGGCCATCATGCCAGTCATCTCCCACAGCATGTACGCATAGAGAACGGTCTGTAGAAAGTAGGATTCAATCCAGTCCTTCATCTTGTTCTTGGTCGATGTCTTGTAGTCGATGATGGATAGCTTGCCATCATACAACGCAATCAGGTCACATGAACCAGCAATCTTTAGTTCGTCTGATGCCAGTGTCAACTCACACCCTACGATGTCATCAACGTGTTCATCTAGAACCTTCTTGATCTGATTGAACATCATCGTATTGAATGGCATACTAACATCCACATCCTCACCGCGAACATAGCTCTCGCACATATTATGGATGTTAGTACCACGTGTGGCGGCCAGACGGCTAACGCGGTCAGCCTCTTCATCACCTACACGCTTGCGCCATTCATCAAGACCGGACTTATCCAGCATCGCACCGAGAACTGTGGTGACAGATGGATAACTACCATTAGGAGTTACATAGTGACGGATACCATTGATCTCCTCCCGTGGGAAGTGATCGAACCCATCCTGATACCACCAATTGAATTCTTTAGGGTTGGAGACCGAGTTTTTGACGAGCAATTATATATTCCTTCACTAGCTTCGAGCGAACAATATCTTGTTCGAGGAAGTCAACATGTACAAAATCATTCAACCGACCTAAGACTCTCATGAAGTCCTTCAGTCCGTTGCGTTCTTGGTCCTTCGTAAGATCTGATTGACGGAAGTCGCCACAGAACAATACTCTACAACCTTTACCAATACGTGTAATCACAGAATCCAGTTCATGGAAGGTCATGTTGTTGACCTCATCCACAATCACATAGCAGTCGTTCATAGTGATACCACGAACAAATGAGGTTGAGATAAACTCAATGGCATTCTTCTGCTTAAGCACTTCGTATGCATCTGACCGACCAAATAGTTCAGTACAGATGGCATAGTACGGTGCCTCGTAGACCTTCATCTTCTCCTTCTGGTTGCCCGGAAGGAATCCCATATCACGTGTTGGTACTACCGATCTTACAATGTAAATCTTTTTTTGTACACCTTTATTTTCCATCAACGCTTCAAGGGCTTTCCCCAAGGCGATAAAGGTTTTGCCGGTGCCAGCCATACCATGTAACATCAAATGTTTTCCATCATCAAATGCATCAAACGCAATGCGTTGATTATCTGTGAGAGGGTTGATGTGTTTAAGATTGAAGTTCTGAGTTTTGAATGTCAGTCCTTCAGATGCATCACCATTCTGTCTGGCGATTCTTTTTTCTCTCTTAGTTAAACGAGGTTGGCTATGTTCCACAAGTTATCCCTTGCTTTTATGTTTATTTACGACCTCACGAGTTTTGGATGCTTTAGTACCTTTGTCCCCGTGTGTCTGGGCTAGTGGAGAGTGGGGGTTTGCCTGGGCGATTCTGCCTAGTACATCATTGAACCCACTGTCCGTTTTGATTCGATCACCAGATCCACCGATGATAGAAATAGAATAGACCGGATTAATATGTGGGTTCTCAGCAAGATATGCCTTGTACGACTCATAAGACATGTAGTCGTCCCACTTTTCTCCGGTCTCTGTATTTACAAATTCGTATAACGGCATTAATATTCTTCTTCGGTTATTCGCTGCAGTGTATTCCAGTTTTTGGATGTCAACGCAGCACGCAATCTTTTTTCTTTGAGATGATTGCGATGCTCTTGTGCTTCGTAAGACTCGTATTCTTCGCCATAATACTTATTATTGCGTTTAACCGACTTGCTCATCCTGGGATCAATCCTGGAAATGCGAGGTTGATAACATCTGCATCGATGCCTGTAACCGTACGATCCTTGACTGCAATGAGCAGTTGTGCATCCTTAGGGAACAGTGACTCAAGCAGACCGATGAACAACATCTCGCGCTTGACCTTGCCAAGTTCAGGATTGTTGCCAAGGAGATACATTGACAAAGTACGTGATTCCTGATACAACCGGCCTTCTTGGTCCAGATAGGATGTAGGCTTGTACGGAGGAGCGCCTTCAGGCAGTTCCCACTTGACACCTGGATAGAATGCAAGCTCTAGGATGTAGCGAAGCGTATCGCTGTCATGGTCACGCAAGTACTGTGCCTTCTCCTCTGGAGTTGCAAGCTTGCCTGCGTTTTCGATGATTTGTGAAATAGCTAGTGTTGCCATATTAAAACTCATTAATGCTTTCGATTAGGTTCTTCAGCTTCTTCTCAATGAAGTAGTTGAACAGGTTTTTACGGTCCTTGCCAGACTGTGCTGCATACTCGGTAATGACGTTCGCTTGAATATCATCAGGAATGAAGGACAGGTCTACAAGCTGTTGATTGCGACGATATCCACGTAGCATGCGTTCGTCACAAAATTCTTCTGGTTTTTGATTAACCCACTTTTCCAGATTCTTGCTAAGAATTGGCTTCTGACGTTCACCGACAACAAAACAGTTATCAGATGACAGGAAGTTAGGAATACCGTCACCTACGTCACCACGCATGATGTGTTCTTTGATGAACCGGTCAGGATCATTAGTCGTACGGTACTTCTTCTGGACAGGGTCGTATTGCTTCACGTTGTTGTAACGCTGCAGCTGAACAAAGTCTTTGTCGCCTGAGAGGATGAGGATCTTCTCATTGGTATCACCATTGGCCATAACCAGCGAACCGATGATATCATCAGCCTCTGCGCCATCGACCTGGACAACACGATATGGGAAGAACGCTTTGAGCTCGTCACGAATCTTGTGCAGTGCATCAAAGATCTGAGTCCAATTCAATTCAGACTTCTCCCGTGACTTACGACGGTTTGCTTTGTAATAGGGGAATATGTTACGACGCCAGAAATTGCGGTCGTCACATGCAATAATCATCTCACCGTACTCATCCTTGAACTTCATGTTATAGGAACGAATAGAGTTAAGAATCATATGGCGAAGAAGATCTTCTTCGATTTCGGTATTTGTGTGGTTTCCAATTTGCATCATTAAATTAGAAATCATTACTTGTGAAAGGTCAACAATTATCATATCAAATTAAAGAGTTCTCACTCTTCCTCCGTTTCAGTTGGCAGCGAATAGGAATATGCTACCGTATCATCATCATTATAATTAAACTCAAAAACACTTTCAATCATATCATGAAAGGGATGATCTATATTCATGTATTTATATAGAAGAGACTTGGCCGATTCTACAATCATCGAGACGTCTTTTATATACTCATGTTGGTCCACGTCAATGCCATTGGCCATAAACAAACCAATCAACTGTGGAATCATACTAGATGCAATCTCATCTGCATGTTCAAGCCGCAGTCGCTCCATGTCAGCTATCATATCATCAAGCGACTGCGGTGGAGTATTCATTTTTTCTTTTGGAAAGAGGATTACGTTGTCTGTCACTTAATAACCCTTAATAGAATTGTTTGTTCGTTTATCCGACCATTCGGTGCGGATGGGGTTGTCTTAAGATCTGCCATGAAAGTCCTGATGGCTACCTTGCCTGCTTTCAAGAGTTCGGCAGTCGTAATCTCTGGTTTCCGAAGGGACTTCGAGATGCTCAGTTCGGGGTCGTATCCAATCAGAGTAGTACCCTTGACCTGCAAGCCGTTTGGACTCATTGAGATATACTGAGTCAGCTTCTTGTACTTGGTATTGTATACCCATAGTTGACTGCATCCTACAATCTCAGTCGGATGGACCGAGACAATCTTCAACGAAGGTTCTTGTTTCTGATACTTGATATTCTTGACAACATCTACAGCCGACTTGACTTTCTTCTCACGTGGCTTGCGGATCTTGACTGCCTTCTTATTATTTATGAATCTATCACAGTCTGTAATAAGAGTACAATAAAAAGTGCGCCAGAACTTGAGCTTCTTGCCATAGGCTTCCTTGACTTGTTCATCATCAAGTTCAAGTTCTTCCTTTGTAGGCAGATAGTAGTCACGGATATAACCAGCAACCTGAGGTGTAACCTCATGCTTTTGAAGGAAGCTATACACGTCTAAGGTGCCGCCATCCATCACACTGTCAATTTCTTCTTCGACCATAGTGATAAGGCTATTCGCACGTGCACGGATACGTGCCTGGATATCAATGGTTGTCTTCGGTGCTTCTTCGACTTCTTCACGAACAACAGCTGACACCTTTACAAGGTCCTTGACGCTATTGTCAAAGTAGTCCATGTTCTTCTGTGGAAGCTTATTGCCGTTGAGCAGGATACGAGCCACATTGCCAAGTGTCTTGGAGATCTTCCACTTAGGAAGTTTACGAAGAGCAGCAACCTCAGTCTTGGTGTAGTTCTTCTTTACATAGGTGAAGAACCACTCACGCGAATGATCGTCAGTCGCCATGTAGTTGTACCAGTTCAAGGCATCACCGAGCTTGGTGATCTGAACAGGTTCTGACCCATAAGCCTTATCATCGATAGACTTGATAGCCGTGCGGGATATTTGTTTTGGTTTAGCTTTAACCTTGATAGCCATGTGTTATTCCTTAGCAGTTGATATTCTCAACCTACCATACTTTTCATAATTTGTACACAACTATTTTGCGCGAAGGTATTTTGCAATCATATGCATGATCGCCTGATGGACATCTTCTACCGCTTCGTACTCTTGAACATTGACATGAATAGGATAATGTGCCAACTCTCTTGTTCTACCGCCGGTGAAACCTGTCAGCGCAATGATGTCCATACCTTTAGCATCAGCAACTTCACACGCTCGTACCACCGATGGGGAATTGCCAGAGCTACTAATGCTGATAAAGACATCGCCATGATTGGCAAGACGTTCGAGTTGGTAACTATATACTTCGTCATAAGAAATATCATTTGAGATCGCCGTCATCAAAGGGATGTTAGCAGACAGCGAAATGACCTTTGGTTTAAATCCGGATTCAAGATCTGAACAACCTTTGGTATAGTCACATGCCCAGTGTTGAGCAATAGCCGCAGATGCACCATTACCAGCAGTATATATGGTTTTGCCTTGTTCAACTGCAGCCAGGATTGCATTTGCAGCGTTTATCAAAACATCCATGTTGATAGAGTCAAACCCATCCTCGATGGTATGGCGATGTTGCCAAAATATATTATAGATCTCTGTAGACAACTCTTGCTCCTTCATGTGCGATTCCTACGTCTAAGCAGGTACGATCTGAGAATTCTTGGCGCATTGCACTCTTTGAATCTACAAGTGCCAGCATATAACCGCCGCCACCTGCACCGAGCAACTTAGCTCCAAGCGCACCTGCTGATTGGCATCGATCGTACATACTATCTATATCTTCTGAAGAGATGCCTTCGCTCATCTGTTTCTTTAACATCCATGCAGAGTTCAACAATCTACCATAGTCGAATGGATTTACAAGTTGAGTGCTTTGCATATCTGCCATACGAGCAAGTTCATTAATTACAAATGTCTTTGCATCAAAGTTAATATTGTCGAGGATCTTTGCTGCGTGATGTTCGATGTTAGTTGGAATCAAGATCATGTAGTTCTCGATTCCCATTGTATCAAGACGCTTCACATCAATATCACTAGTCCCAAACCGGTTAGAATATTTAATGTAGTTCATGCCACCGAATGCAGATGCAAACTGATCTTGCATGCCGATCTTCCAACCACATAGGTCGATCTCGATATGACAAGCAGTCTTAGCAATAGTATATGGATTGACGTATTCATAACCAAGATAGGCAGATAATGCCTTGACAAGAGCACAAGTAAAAGCAGACGATCCACCAAGACCGTTGCCGATCGTAGGGATGTCTGCGAATGATGTGATCTCGATGTTGGATTTGATACCGAAGAACTTAAGAGCATTCCGAACTATTTCATTCTGAATGTCTTCTATGTCGGTGACACACTCAAGTTTTGAATAGGAAACCTTGATATGGTTATGAGGAGTATGCATGACTGCTACGTAGACATACTTGTCGATAGCAGTGGAGATAGTGGCTCCACCCCACGTAGCAAAGTGGGTGGGGATATCACTACCCCCACCGAAGAACGATACTCTAAGAGGCGCTTTTGCCAGAATCACGTTGTTGTTCCTTCAATGATGCAATCAGACCCTTCCACTTCGGCATGATTGATTCCCAAGAGAATCGGGTATCAGCATATGCCTTAACGAATGTGAGTAGGTTTGTCAAGTCGTTGTTCTGCACATTCTCAATGGCATACATCAGAGTATGAGCAAAGATGTTAGCATGTAGGTTTTGATCTTCATGGTCACCGTCATACTGTACCGTTAACCCACCCGACGTGTCAGCCAGAGCAGAGAAGTTAGGATGTACCGCAAGACAACCAGCCGACATAGCTTCAATGAGAGAACGGCACGACGTTTCTGGCCAGATACATGGATACGCAAAGATGTGAGCCTTTTGATATGCGGCACGTACTGTCTCCTGATCTGCCCAACCATGATAGTTGATTTGTGGATGGTTACGGCATGCTTCGAACAGTGGCTCGTATTGCTCATCACGCTGTTCCCAACCAGGACCATAGATACCAAACGAACTGAACACATCGAGCTCAATGTTTGGATACTTGTTAGCCAGAGCAATAAAGACTGGGACTAGGATCTCGAGGCCACGATGGGGTGTAGAGGTGTAAATAAGCCGTATCTTGTCTTTCGGTTTATCAACGAGAGGAATTGGCTCAACTCCTGTTTCAATGACACACGAATGATGGCTATATGGAACGCCAAGATAGTCACGATACTGTTGGTACTGCCAATTGGAACTAAAGACAAGCTTGTCAAAACGCTGTCTAGAAGCTTCATCTCTAAGGTGCGAAGCCTCAGGATCTCCTGCGAGGTCGTGCAAATGATAGATTCTAATTCGGTCTGGGTCAAGGTCCCGTACTCGGGCAGTAATGATTTGGACACCTTGTAGTTCGTCTCGTCCGAGACGGTCGAAAAGTCCACGAGTGGTAAGTTCAGTCCCACCATTCGACTCCTTGTTTAGTTCATTCAATTCAATTAAGTCTTGATTATTCATCAATCACTCCATGGATCTGAACGGTCTGCGTCATAAAAGAATTGCTTATCATTCATGGCCTTGTCATCAATCCATATGTCATAGGAAGGCTTTCCTAGACGCACGTCATGAAACTTGCAACCCCATTCATTTAGTTGTTGTGTGGTGAGATCGGTCCAGTCAATACCGGATCCTGATCCTCTAGCTGTCCAATAGATAATGGTATAGCCTTGGTCGTATAGCTTATTTATAACTTCAATACGATGTGCAATAGGAGCTGATTGCTCATATTCGTGTTTACCATTTATGTATGGTGTGGTACAGATCGTCTGATCGATATCGACAATAGCTATCATGCTACCCATTCTCTTTCAGAGAACCCGATGATAGAGTCGTAGCGGAATGACCGCCATCCATGTGCTTCAAGATCCCACACGGCTAGCACATCTGGATTTGGAGTCTTCTTTTGTACAGCCTCTTCAAGGTCCGTCTGAGCTGGAAGTAAATTTGCATTCAATGTGCAAACCATAGTACGCTCGGTACCATCTTTCTTTACAAAGACAACACGCAAAACTGAAGCCTTTAGTGTTGTTTTAAGATACTCATTCCGCCAGGAAGTTTCGTCCTGCGTCTGTGTCGAGCCATTCTGTAAGTTTATCGAATCCACCAATTTCATCTCCATTAATAATAATATAAGGTACTGTTCTTACGTTAGGAAAAATACTAAAAAATTCATCGCGAGTAATATCCTCGCCAATCTTCATTTCTTGATATTGTTTGTTTTTTGAGCTTAGAAGACTCTTTGCTCTTACACAATAGGGACATTGTTCCTTTGTGTATATGATAACTCTATTGGGCATCTGCTTTACCACCGAATAGATTTGCATTGCTTTTCTTGTGATCGCCATACACGCTGTTGGCACGCACTCTAATAAATGCTTTGTTGCTACTTGGGCCTGGGACTGTAATCCAAGGATTTTTACCCTTGCGCCATGCTTCAATTTTATTCAGAGCCTTTTCAAACTCTGGCTTATCCTGACGCACTTCTTTTACCCCAGCGACAACGTTACGACGCTGACCCTTCGAAGTAACAGACTTGCGTGTTCTCTTTTTACCCATTATCTACCTCACTTTTTACTTATTATAGATTACTTATAACACCAAACAGATATAATGTACACAAAATTATTAAGATAGTACTAAACTTTATTGGTTTAGATTTACGTGTCTTAACTTTTTTAAGCTTTTTTGGTTTGGAAACTTTTTGTTTAGGAGCACTAAGACTCTTTCTAGAAACCCAACCATCTGCAGTACGTTGTGTAAGATATGACTTTCTTTCACCAGTATTCAGATTGGTGGTTGTAGTAACTCTAGAGTATTTAGATCCACTGCTTGTAGAAATCTTAGATGATTTGTTCGGTCCCTTGAACGCCTGCGTGTAAGTGGTACGTGTACCACCTTTTCCACTACGAGTCGTTCTTTTAAATGGCATTACAATACTTTGGTTTCAATCAAAGTTAGATCGTGTTCTCTATCAATATACTTATACTCGATCTTTGTTGGTTCCCATTCTTTAATGGCTTCGAACACATCGTTGATATCTAGAGTGCTGCAAGTATACACATCCAGTTGCATCAATGCTGGGGTTACTTCATCCCATACATGAAGAGCAATATGACTGGTCTCGATAATAGTCACAGCAGTTAAACCGGCATTGCCTTCCATATCAGAGTAAACCGCATATGGACCCATAAGGATATTCATGCCGATCTTATCGACAAGACTGTGCATCCACAATTTGATATCAGTGGCATTGTATGGTGCGTCGTTTAGTTCTGCTCTAACGATCAGATGCTTGTGCTCTAGTACCTTGTTCACTTCATATTGTCTCCGTTGAATTGAAATGCAATGCTTTCACATGACTTGCTTGAATCTTACATTGT